CTTTGCCACTAAAACAATTTTGCTAAGCCAAATTGATCAGGAGATCCCTGGCTGGCAATATGCCTATCAATATCCACCTAACGCCTTGTGGGTGCGCAAGGTGTTTGACATTGGCGGGATTGACGCGGAAATACCGAATGAATATGAGATCGTATCTACCGGTACAGAGAAATATATCTGCTGTGATATTTACCAGGCCTATGCTAAATGTACGATCAAGGTTGTTGATGCCAATCTGTTTGATCCACTCTTTGAAGAGGCATTAACCTATAAGCTGGCGCTGAAGCTTTCCATGCCGCTGACAAATAGCTCCAACAAGACGCAGGAGAATATGTCCAAGTATCAGCTGGCTATTGCCAATGCCAAGCTGGCCGGAGCAGTGGAAGGCGGCAGCAAGAAGAATGACAAACAGCGGCCCCATTCAGCACGGGCTTATCTAGTGAGGTGATACTATGGCAGAGCCGTTAAAGATCATGCAAAACTCGTTTACCGGTGGTGAGTTTAGTCCGGTCATGGATGCCCGCCAAGATTTGCAGCGGTATACGACAGGGTTGAAGACAATGCGTAATTTTTACGCCTTGCCTCACGGTGCAGCCGTTAATAGGCCGGGGACGTATTGCATTGCCGATGCAATTCACCATGATAAACGAAGCCGCCTGATCCCGTTTCGTTTTAATGAGGAGCAGGCTTACCCGATTGAGTTTGGCGAGGGATACTGCCATTTCTTTTACCAGGGCGGCCAGGTGATATATGAAGAAGGCCATGCCCAGGAAGGGGAGCCGGTGACAGTAATCACTCCCTATCTGGAAGCGGATTTGCGGGAGATTGATTATACTCAGTCGGCAGACGTTCTCTATCTGGCCCATGGAAAATACCGGCCGAAAATGCTGTCACGCCTTGGGCAGACCTCCTGGACGTTGACTAATTATCCTTATCATGACGGTCCATTTATGGCGAACAATCTGGATAATAATAAAACAATAACGCCGAGTGCCGTAACCGGCAGTGTTTCGCTGGTTGCGACATCGGCTATTTTTTATCCCGGTCATGTGGGGGCGCTCTTTAAGCTGATACACAGTGTAGAAGATCAGTCCATATCCGAGATGCTTGGCGGCGCTGGTCATACGACGGCTTTGAAAGGGAAAGGACAATGGCAGCTGATTACGAATGGAACATGGACAGGCAAGCTGCAGCTAAAGAAGTCTGAGGACAACGGCACCACTTGGACTGTGCTGCGCTCTTATGCGTCCGGTAATGACTATAACGTAATTGAAAGCGGCGATGAAGACGATATCTGCCTGCTCCGGGTGGATATGGCAGAGTATACCAGCGGCAGTGTCCGGGCGGATCTGCACTGGTATCCGTATGATGTGCTGGGAATTGTGGAGATTACAGCGGTTACTGACACAACACACGCTACTGCAACGGTTAAAAAGGAGCTGGGGGCGGCAGCAGTTACTGATGTGTGGGCAGAAGGCTCCTGGTCTGATTACCGGGGGTGGCCGTCATCGGTGGTTTTTTATCAGAATAAGATTTTGTTTGCCAATACGAAGACGGAACCGCAAACGCCCTGGA